TAAAGAATTTAGATTATGCCTTGGTCAAATAGTAGAAATGGAGCGTTAAGGTATTCAGTTAATAGAGAGAACAACTCTGGCTATTACATTGGACCTACACGCGGTTTATCTTCTCCTAAGAATAGTAGAAGAGCTTGTTTGTGCTTACATTCGGACACTTACGATGTTAAGTGTTGTAATGGTGCTCTTATGGAGCAAGGTATTGGTGTAATTCAAGGGACAGGTATTCGTCCAACACCAGGTTTCTCTAATGGTTTCTCATTAGGATTCCAAAGATTTAAAGACGTATAATAAATAAATTAGCAATATGGCGATTTTAACAAAAGCACAATTAGAAGCATTAAATCAGAGTTCGTTTCCTGACCAATCAACGGAAGCAATTACACCTGCAATACTTCGTAATTACAATACACAAACGATAGATACGTTAGTGGATAGTTTAGATACAGGTAGTTTCACAACTGATGCAGAGTTTAATGCATTTACCTCATCTACTAATAGTTCTATTACACAACTGAATGCAAGTAGTGCATCACAACAGATTAGTATAGATGCTTTGAATACAACATCTGCATCATTAAATACATCTGCAAGTTTAGCATTAACAACTGCTTCATTTAGTGGAAATACCCTTACATTTACAAAAGGTAACGGAACTACATTCGGTGTAGTAATACCTGATGTGAGTGGTTCAACATTACCAAGTGGATTATTAAGTTCATCGGTAACTAACTTTACAGATTACTCTGCATCGGTAGATAGTAGAATAAACGCAATTACTTCAAGTGGTGGTATACCAGCAGGTACTGTATCATCATCAGCACAAATTACATCATTAGGATTTGTTTCATCATCCGTAACGGCTAGTTCATTAGTAACTGCTTCGTTTAGTGGAAACACTTTAACATTCACAAAAGGTGATGCATCTACATTTGGTGTAGTGATACCTGATGTTAGTGGTAGTGCAGGAACAACGATATACGAAGTAGTATATACAGGTGAGAATATAACAAAAGGTGACCCATTATACATTAGTGGTTCACAAGGTGCTAACCCAATAGTGTTCAAAGCAGATGCGGCAGACCCTAATAAGATGCCAGTAACATTTGTATCAAACGAAACTATTGCAGTAGCAAATACTACAAATGCAATCGTATTAGGTTTAATAGAAGGAATAAATTTAACTGGCTATACGGCAGGACAATCAATATATGTAGCAGAAGGTGGTGGATGGTCACTTAACTTACCATCAGGAAGTAATTCAGTTACTCAATTATTAGGAGTAGTAACCAAAGGTGGTAGTGGTGGAAAAGGATTAGTATTAAATCCAGGTCCTGCACAGTTACCAGGTTTAGATACGGGAAAACTTTGGGTAGGTAATGGTAGTAATCAACCAACTGAAATAAGTAGTGCATCATTTGCAACAACTGGCTCTAATACATTCATAGGAAACCAAACATTATCTGATGAAAGTGGAAACGATTCTACTATATCTGCATATAGTGGTTCATTTGTATTAGTAGCAAAGGGTGTAACATCTGGCTCTGCAGGGTTATCAAATATTACATCATCTGCTAATTTAGTTAATTTAATATTCAAAAATACTAATGCAAATAGTGGTTCTTTAACCATATCAGGTAGTAACAATATATTATTACCATCAGCAACACCAACTGCAGGATTTAGAAGACAAGTAACTTCTAATAATATATTTTTAACAACTGCATTACCTGAAGTGACAGGTTCATTAACATATTCACCAAATATTACTGGTAACTATGGAAATAATATAATTCGTTTTAGAGGACCTGCTTCATCTTCTGCTTGGTCATTGAGTGCTAATATTGTAAATTCAAACCTTAACATAGGTAATGCAGATACAACATCGGCAAATCAAGCGATAGCAGGAGGTAACATAGCTAGTAATATTTTATTAGCATCAGTTAATTACAACGCATATACAACACCATTAGTAGCACAAGCAGTTTTCCAATCTAACTTATCAGTAGGTAATTCAACATTAACTGCATTTAGTTCATCTATTGCAGCTAATAATAATATATTTGTTGGTAATACATTTACTGTTAATAACCGTTACTTTGGAACATCATCAACAAATGCAGCACAAAGATTATCATTACAAAATAACGTATTTGGTGGACTTGCAACTCCTACATTAACTGCAGCAGGTAGTAATACTAGTGCAGCAGCACCGAGAGAAGTACATGGTAATACAACTAATGGTAGCCAACTTGCAATTGGAGTAGTATTAGATGGAGATAATTCAAACTTATATTCAACTTTAATACATGGTTCTAATTTAACAGTAACGGGTTCGAATGCGTATAATACACCAGCAGGTGCAGGTTCTGCTTTCTTTGGTAGAAACAACTCTGTAAATGGAACTGCTGCAAGAAGTGGTGAAACGATATTTGCAGTAGGAACAGGAATAAATAATGGAGCAGGTAGAAAGACAGGTTTCTTAATTGATTCTGGCTCTAACACATTCGTAGAAGGTACATTAAACGTAAGTGGTTCAACATCATTTACAGGCTCAGCACCTACTATATTAAGTTCATCATTCTCTGGTAGTTTGATTACAAACTTAACCGATATATACACAGATATTCCTGCAGTTCAACAAATAGTAACTTTAACATCGGCATCATATGCAGGATTAGTTAGTAGTTCTTTAGTAGACCCTAATACATTATATGTAGTATCAGGTAGTACTACTACAACTATAAATACTGGCTCATTTGCAACAACAGGCTCTAACATATTTGTAGGAACTCAAACTATAACTGGTAGTGCAATTGGTAATGTAATATCAATGAGTGTAACTTCTAATACTGCATCTATGGATTTTAATTTAGGAAACTATTTTGTATTAACTGCAAGTGTATCTCCTATTAGAATAGAAGTTAGTAATTTAAGTGGTGGTATTACATCTACATTAAGTTTATTAGCAACAACCGGCTCTACAATAACGTTTAGTTCAAACGTACAACAACCATCAGGAAGTGCATATACTGCATCTGTAAGTGGTTCAAATGATATACTTTCATTTGTAGCATTTAATTCTTCAAAAGTAAACGTAGTATCAACATTAAAAATGATATAATGATATTTCAAAATTTCGGATTTAATAGAGTACAAATAAGAGCTACAGTAGCACCTACTGTTGGTTTCCCTAACCAAGCACTTACAACTTGGACAACAACGGAAACTGCACAATGGTTATCATATGGTGCATCTGTTTGTAACACTACTACATTTGCATATTCTGGCTCAACAGTAAGAGTTGGAGCTGCATTTACTGGTACATCTGCAAAATGGGCAGGTGGTTGTTTAGCACCTAATGGTAAAATATATGCTGCACCCCACGTCAGAACTGATTGGTTAATTATTGATACAAATAATGATACTAGAACTACTACAGGTAGTGTTAATAATAGTACGGTAGGTAGTGTATATGATAAGATAACAAATACAGTATATTCATTTGGTGCTGGTGGTTCTAAAATAGTATGTTCAACAGATGTATCATCTAATATATCAGGTCCTCCTGATAGAACTACAAACGCAATACAAGGATTTAATGGAGATTATTTGTATGGTTGTGGAGAGTTTTTTTATACTGGTATGAGAAGATACCAAATATCAACAAACACAACAACTACATTAACTTCACCTGGTGCACAATATGGTGAAAGAGGTACTTTAGGTTCTGATGGTTGTATGTATTGGGGTAATGCTGGTAATAGTGGTGGTTCAAATATATTAAAATATGACCCTGTTACGGATACATCTACTACTATAGCAACTGGTGGTGGAACATTTCCAACATTGATACAACATTATGATGGATTTATTTATTTATTACCAAGTAATGCAAGTACGGTAATTAGAAAATTAAATATAAGTACCGGTGTAATATCAGCAGCACATACTTTAGCAAGTGCATTCCAATCATCTAACGCTTGTATTGGATTAGATGGTAGAATATACATTGTTTCATCAATTAATGGTGTAGGAACAATTAGATGGTTTGACCCAACTGCTAACACATCGGGTAACATAACAATATCAAATAGTGATACTTCATTTCAAGGTATTACAATGGGAGCAAACGGAGATTTATATTTAATACCGTGGAATAATTCACTTTATGTTCACAAATTACCATTAGTAACAGGAACAGGTACAACTGCAACAAACATAGTATCACAATATAACTTTGGTGGTAGAATGGTATGGCCAGGATAATAATAAACATAAAATAATATGGCAATAATATATTTAGGAAACCAATTGATGAGTGAGTATTTAGGTTCTACTGATGTTAGTTTAGAATTTAAATATCCTATTAACATTGAATACTTAGTTGTTGCCGGTGGTGGTGGTGGTGGAATTGGTAATTCTAAATTATCAGCAGGTGCAGGTGGTGGAGCAGGTGGTTGGCAATCAGGTAGTGCAACATTATCTTCTGCATTTCAATCATTACCTGTAATAGTTGGAACAGGTGGACAAGGAGCATCATATAATGGAGCAGGTAGAGACTCTGCAAATGGTACTAATTCATCATTTAATTCATTAGAATCTATTGGTGGAGGTAGAGGTGGATGTTTAGGAACTCCTGTACAGGAAACAGGTGGAACTGGTGGTTCAGGTGGTGGTTCTATCACAGGAAGAAGTGGTGGATTAGGAACTGCTGGTCAAGGATTTGATGGTGCAGCTGGATATTATCTAAACGATTCAACCAATGGATGGTGGGGTGGTGCCGGTGGTGGTGCAGCATCTGCTCCTACTAACTCTCCATTTAGAACTGGTGGAGATGGAAAAATATGGTTAAATGGAAATTATTACGCAGCAGGTGCTGGTGGTGCAAACGGATATGGTGGAATTGGTGATGGTACTCCAGGTTCAGGTGGAGCTGGTGTTTATGTAACTTCTACGGAAGAAGGGTTAACTGGATATAATGGAACTGTAATAATAAGATATAGTGGAACACAGAGAGCAATTGGTGGAACTATAACACAAAGTGGTGGATATACTTACCATACATTTACATCATCAGGAAACTTTACAATATAAACATAAAAAAAATTACAACTTTTTAAATAACATATGTTAAATAACTAAACAATAGATTTATTATGAACGCAAAACAAGTCCTAAATAAGATAATCACACTTTTAAATAAAGATGAAGTACGATTAACTTATGCTAGATTAAAAGATGGAACAATTGTAGAATCCCCTACTTTCGATGTAGGTGAAGATTTGTTCGTAGTATCAGAAGATGGTACTAAAACCCCTGCTCCTGATGGTGAGCATGAATTAGCATTGAAAGATGAAGCAGGCAACGAAAACTTAATCAAAGTTATCACTAAAGATGGTAAGATTGAAGAAAGAATGAACGTTGAATTAGCTGATGCAGATGCTGAAACCGTTAAAACAGAAGAGATACCACAAGCTGATGGTGCTGAAGCAGTTGAAGATGTTCAAATGGCAGAAACAACTGAAGAAGTAGGTCCTTTACCTTCAACAGGTGATGGAATGCCAGCAGATATTGAAGAAGAACCATCTATCGAAATCGAATTAAAAGATATGGTTTCTAAATTAGCTTATCGTATCGAAGAGATGGAGAAGAAGATGGAAGAAATGGGTAAGATGAAGATGGAAGAAGAAGTAGTTAAAGAAGAAGATATAGAAATGGAGGAAGATGAAGAAGAACTTCCTAAATTGAATGGAGCACCTCTTGAAACTAAAATGTCTTCAGTAGAATTAAATAGAAAAAATTACGGTAAGAAAACAATGAATACACAATCATCTTTCTTATCAAAATTATATAAATAAATTATTAACTCCAAAAGGAAAAAACAATGAAAAAAAATCAAAACTTTGCATTGCCTACAATATCAAACTCTACCTACGCAGGTGAGTTCGCAGGGCAATACATCGCAGCAGCACTTTTAAGTGCAAAAACGTTGGATAATAAATACATTGAGATTCACCCTAACGTGAAATTCAAAGAAGTTATCCAAAAATTAGAGGTAAGTGGAATCGTACAAGATGCTTCTTGTGATTTCGTAACTTCAGGTAGTGTAGCAATATCTGAACAAATTTTAACTCCAAAAGAATTACAAGTTAACTTAGAATTATGTAAGCAAGAATTTGTTGATTCATGGAACGCATTACAATTGGGTTATAGTGCATTTGATACTATCCCTGCATCATTCAATGATTACTTAATCTCTTATGTAGGTGGTAAAGTAGCTGAAGCAACAGAAATAAACATTTGGAGAGGAACTAACACAAATGGTTCATTCTTAGGTTTTGAAGGTTTATTATCTGCATCAATTGCAGCTGGAACAACAGTAGTATCAGGAGCAATCACAGTATCAACTGGTGTTATCCCAGCTTACTCTGGCTCTGCATTAATCGGTGGACAGCCAATCTCTGGCTCTATCACATCTACAAACGTAATCGCTAAATTTAACGATATCGTAAACTCTATCCCTGACGCAGTTTATGGTAAAGAGGATTTATTACTTTATGTAGGTACAGGTGTTGCTAAAGCATACCAAACTGCATTAGGTGGTGGTTCAGTAGGAGCAAACGGATACAACAACCAATTGACTGTAGGAGAAAAACCTTACAACTTCAATGGTATTGATATCGTAATGTGTCCAGGTATGAGTGCAAACAAAGTAGTTGCAGCTCAGAAATCAAACTTATTCTTTGGAACTGGTTTGCTTTCGGACTATAATGAAGTGAAGGTTTTAGACATGAGTAACATTGACGGAAGTCAAAATTACCGCGTTATAATGCGTTTCACCTCTGGCGTACAATTCGGTATCGGACAAGATATCGTTTACTACGGAGCTTACTAATAACAATTAAATAAAGGGTGGGGAGTTTATCCTCACCCTATTATTAACAAATAAAAACTTAAAGATATGGCTTGTAATTTATCAGCTGGAAGAAACGAAGTATGTAAAGATAGTATCGGTGGCTTGGCTGGCGTTTACTTCTTAAACTATACGAC